CTGCTACATCAATGTGTAACTCATTACGATCAATTCTTGCAGGTGTGTTGTTAGTATCATCACACACTACTAGGTAGTCAAAAAGACCTCTTTGACTTACAAGACCGTCAAGTAATCTTGACACAACACTAAATGCATTGTTTCTTGTAATTCTATCGTTTTGTTCAAACAAGAAAGGCTTAACAGCATCATCAAGTTGCTCTCTTAGATATATAACTAAACGTGAAACGTTTACTCTATCTAAAGCACTTGCACTTGCATTAAGTGTTTTCTGTCCAAAGATTGAAATTCCTCTTCCTGGGAAGTTTGAAATTGGATTTACTTTATTCAAGTAATAACTATCTCTTTGTCCTTCATTTAATGCTACTGGTGTAAATTCGCCTTCTTTTGCTTTTAAGTATCCAACTGAGGATGCGTTATTAACAACACCTCTTTGGAATCCTGCTGGAGCAAACCATGGGAATGATACCTGATCATTAAATGCAAAAGTTCTTAATGCCATATGTGATCCTGGAACCATTACATTCGTGCCATCTAGGTTTGTTGTTAAACCATGTGGGTAGTAAACAGCCATTTCTGATGATTTTGTTAGCATACCATCTTCGCCATTTTCTACTGCATTTCCTGTATTGTTAATCCAGTTTTTAACACTTGTAGAATCATCTGCTAATCTAAATGGAGCATCTGCAATACTGAATACAGTATTCTTTCTGTCTACACCTAAAGTTAATAGTTCATCTGATAGTTCAGGATAACCTGGAACTGCCGCAATGTTAAATCTATTTGTTTCATTTCTTATTTCTTGGTTGCTAGTTACTGCTGACTGTAAAGCCTTAGTAACTGCTTTTCTCTGTGCTTTTCGTAGTAAGTGTGGTGAACCGTCTGACTTGTTACCTGACTCACTAACCCAAATATTTGTTAATGGAGTAGTGCCACCATGATCATATGATGCTACATACTTCTTAACATTACCACCACTTGCTCTATAGTTCCATCCTAAGATGCCACTTGGATAAAGTGCCGCATTTGGCATGTCTGCATCTAATGAACCACTTGCTGACTGTCTAAAGTCTGCAAATACTACACCGTCTGCTGTACTTTGATCTGTAAGATCAATCAATACCCACTTACTTGAAGTTGCGTTATATCTATAAAGTTTAAGGTTTTCTGTATCACCTGAGTCTAACCAAATATCTCCAGTAACTAATGAACCTGCATCGCTTTGGACAGTTGGCTCAGTTGCTTTAGTTTGAAAATCTTTTGTTAATGTTACCCAAGTAGTACCATTGTGCTCTAGCAAATCAACATTAGTAGTGCTGATGTCAGCATCATACCATAGTTGGCCATCAGCAGTAGTACCTACTGGTGCAGTTGCACTTGCAGTATAGGCTATTGCCTTAAAGTTACTTGCTGTTGAGGCAGTAAAGTTGATGTCAGATAGTGAAAAACTGGAAGGTCCTTCTGCTACTCTGATATCTCTACCTTCTGAGTTTACTAATTGTACTTTACCTGCATTATTACTTGCAGTAATTTCATTTGCATACGTTGTAGTAACGTTAGCACCTGATAATGCCGCTTGAATATCAGTAACGATATCATCAATTGATAGTTTTCCTGCTGTTTCACTAGTTAAGTAAACTGGAATAGCAGTAACTGATGCGTTTGCGTAAAGGTTAAATGCAATATCTGATCCACTTGCTTTAGTATTTGCAATAGCAGTATCTGAAATTGCCGCACTTGAAACCATAGTAACTGTAGTGTCACCATTGTGTGCTTTCAATATAATTTCTGCTTCGCCATTTTCACCATCGTGGTCACCCCAAACACTACCTTTTACAAGGCTTGTTCCGTAAACTGCGTATGCTGTTCTAGAAAACTGTCTTAGAAGTGTGCTTTCCGCTGTAAACTGTGAAGTTGTAGTGCTGTATTCTTTTAAAGATACACTTGAACCACTGTTAGGTGTTGTTGTTTGCATGTAAAGATCGCCTGATTGTAATGCTGATGCATCACTTCTAGTTGAAGGAACTGCTAAATGGCTTGCAAATTGAAAGTCTTTCGAACTTGCTGATTGCCATGCTGATGCTCCTACTAGTTGCCACACATTAGATAATTTCTGATAAAAAGAAATGTTATCTGCTTGTGTGCCATCTGCGTCAAGATATCTTACACATATTTCGTTGTTTTTTCCGAAGGCCGCTTTTGGGACGCCGGATACTTGTAAATCACTTGCTGAAGAAACTTTTACATTACTTGATTCTGAAATCCAGTTTGTACCATCATACTTTTTAAGTCCCCATACTGTAGATGCTGAGTCTAACCAGTATGTGCCATCTGCTGGTGAAGAACTAGGAGCAGTTGCACTACTCTCTAATTCTGCTAAATCAACGTCTGCTCTTAGGACGTATGCTCTATTGGCAATTCCTAAGAAACTGTATGCGGCCATTAATCCATATTCATTTGTTTCATCACCGTGAACGGGTGAACCGCCTGATGTTTTGAAACTTGGATTACCGTAAGTTTGTAATAGTTCTCTTTGTGAAGTGATTTGATATAGTTTATTTGCTGTTGCTGATGTTGTATATCCAGCAGTTGTACTTCCGTCTGGGCCTTTTTTATCTTGAGCCGTTGCAATAACGATCAAAGGAACAGTTCCGGAACCTGCTGGTGAGTAAAAACTTTCGTCTGAAACACTTATACTTACACCAGGACTGACTAAAGTTGCCATATTAAATCTCCTAATATATTAATTAATACGTTCGCGTATGTACTTATTTATCTAATTAGAGATATTTAGGTGTATTAGAGAAATTGCCCGATATTAGGCGATATTATACTACTTGTAGTGTCTGTTTTGCAATGTCTTGCGAAACTTTATCAACATCTGTGTACAGTTCTTCTAGTGTTCCGTTGTTTGTGAGGACATAATCTACCGGGTAGCCTGCCCAATTCCATTCACTCTCATGAACGTCTCTGTATGTAGTTTCCATAATCTTGCGTGAAATTGCATTTTCATGTGCTGTTTTAGCCGTGTCATACCACTCAGGTAATTCACCTCTCTGCACCCAAATCAAATATCCACCCATGTTTTTAATTAAATCAAGTTCATTTCTAAATCTAGCATCACTGATTACAGCACATTTTTCGTTTCTGTTTTTCTTTGCTCTTATACGATATTCTAGACTGTTAATCCAAATATCTTTGTGAAAATGATTACGCATTACATCTGTGCCCATTAACTGTAATGCTAAACGTGGAGTAAAATTAGGTATACCTGTCTTCTTAGTCCAAAACATATCAGGCGTTTCTCTGAAATCTCTGCTTTCCACTGTGTCGCCTTCTAACATTGTACGGTCCCAACCGAATGTAGATGAACATAAATCTTTTAGTGGGTTAGCAAAACTGTCATGTTGACAGCCTGAATCAACAAAACGATTAGCAACTGTATCTTTGCCTGAGCCTATAAATCCTACTATGCCTATTAAATTCATTTAACCTATTACAAATCCTAGAGGTTGGTTACCTTCTTCATAATTATGAACTGCTTCTTGTAACTTATCAAGTTCAACCTGTGCTTCTCCTTTAAGTGCGTCACCATTTAACTGGATAGCACCTCCGGCGCCTGGAAGACCTGATGTGTACTTACTTCTTGCTTCACCTAACATCATTTTAGATAATGAAAGTGTATATTGTGAGAGCCAATTACTTGCATAAACGTCAACTAACAATATGCTTTCTGGAATATAGTTATATACGCCTACTGCAACTTCTTCTTCGTGTCTGACGTTTCTTAAAATTTTAAGTTTTTTAGTATTTCTATTCCATAAAAAGTTGTATTCGCTACCAAATACACGACCAATAGTTTCTTTGTATTGTGCAAATGCATCAAATACTGCAAGTCCACCTATTTGTCCTGCTTGTAGCATATACATATTATTGAATGCAACGTCAAATGGATCAAAGTTTGTTCCACCTCCGCTGTTAGTACCTATACCTCTACGGTATAAACGTCTAACTTCCATTACCTCATCAGGCAATTGGTACTCTGTTTGGTTTTCTACTGTTTGAATAAAGATAATACTCTCTTCAACACTACCTGCACTTAACTGTCTGTACCTGGCAAGTGCTTTATCTATTGCAACATCATAGTGTTCTCTGTCTAATTCGACATCCACTATGCCATCAGCAAGACGTAGTTGTGTCTCAGTGATTAATTGTTCTCTACTTTTATATCCTATTTGATCTTTTGGCATACTACTATTTATCAGAATGCTTGGAGTATAATCGTGTTATCATTGATTCTGCCATTCATTTTGATTCCTGTTGTTGTTAATTCATCAAACGACTTGGCAAACTTTGTTTTTGCTGAACCAGTCCAATTGCTAATTTGTTCTTTAGGCTTTCTAAGTGTTTTTTGTCTACTTGTTTTTTCACAGAAGTCCTGTATTGTTGTTCCTTTAATCATTAATCCGGCCCCGGGTCTAGCCATATTACGTGGATCTTTGTTTGATGCGTGGTATACTCCAATCTTTCTAGTTTTAGTATTATACACCCAAAGTTCATTTGCATAAACAATATCAGTTGTTGGTATACTTGCTATGCCTAATTCACTACAATTAATTTGGAACTTCATTTTCTTCACGATAGCCTCTTTAGACCGTGCCTTAGGCTTACGAGCACGTCTTGTAGTGGCTTTTGTGGCAATAATAGTATCACATGCTGTATTG